AGAAAGAGGTGATCTAACATCTGATCGCGAATCTCGGAACCTGCGTTCTGAGGCACTGAAGGCTGCACTTCGGCAAGCCTTCTTGCCTCTCGCGGAAGAAGAGGCACGACGGTTGGACCCGTGGTCACCAGAGGCAGAGGCTAAACTCCTGAGGGAATACGAACGTGCGGAACGCCAATAAGATTCTGCTTGAGCAAGAGGATAGGGACATGATCGGCAACCTTGCCGACGTGCCTTCTTTTGCGTTTGCACGTCCTCAAGAAGTAAAGCTGGACGACATCAAGCGGGAGAACCAAGGCAGCATCGGAAGCTGTCAGGGCAATTCAATCACATCCTGCCTTGAGCGTCTCGCTAATGTGGGAGGGGTGCACAAGGGAGTCCAACTGAGCCGAATCTATGCCTACTTGGCATCGCAGAAACTAGATGGCCTCCTTGGTGGCGATAGCGGATCAACTATCACCAGTGGTGTTAAGGTTGCTCTGCGAAGCATCCCTACTGAGGCGAACGTCCCATACCCTTCCCCCGCCCGATATCCGGGGAAGGCCAGACGGGGTGAGATATTAAGCTGGTGGGACCGGCAGACGCCTTTTAGGGCGAAGTCCACTTGGCGTGTCTCGAACGACGTAGACGCGGTTATGGACTTCATTGGTGGCGGCGGTGCCATCAACATCGGTATTTTGTGGTACGGCGGCATAATCCCTCGCGACAGGGTTGTCCGGTCATACCGACCCCCACGACGTACTGGTGGCCATGCAGTGGCCATCCTTGGGTACACGAAGGACGGACTTCTTCGGTTTATGAACAGCCACGGAGATGGCGAGTTTCGGGTCACTCCTAACGCCTTTAAACAGATGATGGGTTACCGCTGGACAGCGGCAATCGGAATCAAGGGCTCAGAGAAAGCTGACCCAGTTGATTGGATTGAGGAGTCACCGTTGTGGTAGGTAGAATCACACTACTTTGTTTGTTAGTCTGCGGCTGTTGCCCTTCTGAAGATTGTGGGTGCAATTGTGGAAAACCTGAATTACCAAGTATCGATGTCGACGCTATTGCCGTTTCCCTCCGCCCAGAGGAGGTTGCAGAGGAACCGGCCCCTGTCCCGGCCCCTGTCCCTGTGGCGGAGCCGGAGTACCGAGTCGTCATGTACTCGGCCACATGGTGCGGCCCCTGTCAGCGATGGAAGTCGAACGAAAAGAAGAAGGTCTCGGGGACCCTTGTCATCAAAGAGTATAGCAAGGGTGCTCCGGAGGGCATTCGCTATTGGCCCACTTTCATCATCGAGAAGGTTGAGGGTGACAAGGTCACCGAAGTAAAGCGGTTCGAAGGATACACATCTGCTGCTAAACTGAACGCGGAGATCAAATGACGCGATGGAACAGGGAGGCACGGCTAGCCCGTGCGAGTCGGCTGACGCGGGTCAAGTACCTACCAGCCGATTCTTTTGTTAATGAGGGGCGGTGGCGTAAGTCCCGCAAACGAAGATTGTTGATTGATCGTGTCGCTGACGCGATTAGAGAAGCGGAGGATTCAGGGGTCATTATTGATGAGACTCCTCCGAAACAGGTCGCCAAGGTGGTGACTAAGATCATGTGGGGTCCGATTCTGATTCGATGGGTTTTGGCTCCATTGATTAACCACCTGATCATTTACTTTTGGGACAAATACATCGGAGAGAATGAGTAATGGCAGATCTAGCAATCACGGCGATTGATGTCGTCGCCCCCGGCACTCTGAAGACGGCCACAACCGCTACAGAGGCTTTTGCAATTGGTGACCTCATGTATCATGATGGCACAGGCTATGCGAAGGCAGACGGCACCAGTTCGACGAAGCTGAGCGTGGCGGGCATCTCCCTGACGGGTGGGGCCTCTGGCGAGTATCCAATTCTGGCCCAGTCTGGTTCCCGTCTGAGCTTAACTGGTGTTACCCTGACGAAGGGTGCCGTATACTACCTGTCTGGATCCGGAACGGCTGGCAAGATTGCCCCCTTCGCTGACCTAGGTGCTGGCGACAGTTGTGTTCCTGTGTTCATCGCAGAGAGCACAACCGACGTTCAGATGCAGGTATTGATTCCAACTTCAGCAATCACTCTGTAGGACAGCTAACATGTGGGATAAAGTTATAGAACTGGGCATCGAAGGGAACTCCGATGCCTCTATTGCAACTGACCTGAACACAATCACCGCTGATCGTATCCCGAACGCTGTCGCTAAGGAGTTCCTTCGCGATGGAGGTCTGTGGTATCAGATCTCTCCCGGATCAATGGGTGGGTCTATTCAGGTGGCCATCGATGGCAATCAGATTTCGGACTCCGCGAAGGGTATTCTTGGCGTGCTGTTCTCTGCTCTTTGGGGCGAAGGGGCATCAGTCCGAACGGACCTCCCGCAGTATGCCGGCATGGTTGCCGCGGCCTTCAATGAGATGATCGGTGTTTGCATCACTCAGGATCAGGCAGATGCGTGGTATGAGCTCGGTGGTGGTCGACCCTATCAGGTTGACGCTGCTGCCGTTGCTGCAGCCCGTGCGGGTAAGGACGCGGAAGACGCTCAGTTGGCTCTGAGCGAGCAGGTCCGGACCCATGTGGACTCAGTAATCAATGAGGCGAACGCAGGTATTCCGGGGGCGGATGTGAGGCTTCAAGCTATTCTGGAGGCGTAACTAATGGCCTTTGCAATTGATGATCTTACATCAGTTATTGCCCATTGGAATGCTGCGGATATATCAGGGGTGGCCGATGGCGATCCGGTAGGCACGCTGCCTGAATCTATCTCCAGTTGGGACATGACGGCCTCTGGGACAGAACGGCCACTCTATCGGGCCACGTCCTCAATCAACTCCCAACCAGCTATCGAGTTGGATGGTACAGATGACTGGATGATCACTGCGTCAAAGACACTGTCCGGAATAGACAACGCGAGTTGGGCCGCCGTAATCTATTTAGATGTGCTAAAGAACTGGAACACGCTGTACCACGTAAACAAGGCGTCCGGCACTCCCGCGTATAACGCCGCAAACACTGTTATCGAGGGTCAAGCGTACTCGGATGGTAGTGTGTTGCTGGGGATGCGAGATACATCGCGAGGGTTCTACCGGAGCTCCCCCGGTTCGGTCTCGGCAACAACGTCATACCTTATCACAGGTATCCACGGAAAAGGGAATGTCGCCATAAAATTGGATGGGTCGTACAGCACGAATACAGTCGGCGGCCAACCGACGCATGCCAACCCGAACGCTACTGTTTATGCGTCTTTTGGGGAGAGTAGTTTAGCTAACTTTGACGGGTTGCTCGCGGAGCTAGTGTTTTGGGATGAAACGGAATTGAGTGAGCATGCGTGGATTGAGGGCGTGCTTGCGGATACGTATGGTATTACACTCCCTACATGGCACCCATTTTCCGGCGGGGCACCAACATCAGCCCCGGGTGGTGGCGGCGGTGGCGGAACTTCCTTTGACCCCTTCAGATCAATCGTTTACTAGGAAATAAGAATGAGCAAGAGACCGAGCAGTCTGAAGAAGGACAACACCCTCTATTGGGTGGTCCGACTATATGACCCGACTGATGGGGTTACACTCATCGACGCGACAGGTACACCCACAGTGGCAATCCGAAAGAACGGGGCTTCTACCGCTGATAGTGTGACTGTCACGAAGCGATCAGCTACCACGGGAATTTATGACTGTAGTTATAACCCTGCCAGTGAAGTGGATGGCGACCAGTACACCGTCGAGGAGTCTGCAGTTATCTCCGCAGTGACCTATACGAACTCATGGGAGTTTGTAGTATCTGATGATGATGTGAACGTTGTTCAGATCTCCGGGGACGCAACCGCAGCAGATAACCTCGAACTCCAGTATGACGGAACCGGCTTGACCGGCGATACGTTCCCGGCAACTCAGGCGGATACAGATGCCGTGTCCAGTCAGATCAACTCTTCTCAGACATCCCGTAAATTGAAAGCGTTTTAGAATGCCAAATTTCACGTTATCTGGGGGCTTCATAGACTACAACGACACGTCCACCTCGACAACTGCTGTTACACTTGTGGCGGACACGTGGACGACTGTGCCTAACGACGGGTTAGGTTCTTTCACCAACAAGAACTACCCCCCTCGTGGAGTCTCGGAGTTGATGAACACTTCCACGGGAGCCTTTGATTTCTCGGAACTTGAGCTAGGTGATACCGTTCTGATCCGGAACGACATAACCGTCACACCGAATGTAAACAATGCATCTCTTGAGTTGCGGTACCAACTCGGCACGGGAGGCGGCCTGTACTACCTCCAGAAGAGGTTGGGCAGGTTGGACGAAGGTTCTGGGATTGGGTACAGAATTTCTCTAGAACCCGATCTCATTTACATGGGGGATGCGAATACCCGAGATAATGAGGGCGTCCTTCAGGTAAAGTTGACCAGTGCCGGGTCTTTTGTGAACGCTGGATGTGCAATACAAGTAATTAAAAGGGTAGGCGGATGACGGTAACGATCTATAAAGATGCGGACGCGAATGCTATTTTTGTTGAAGGTCCGAACGGTCCTCAGTTCTTGAACAGTCTGCAAGCTACGGTTCCTCCGGGAACCGACACTTGCACCGTAGTCGATTTGGTACGAGATATTAACGCCGTATCAGATACTGACTACACCGAGTTCGTTGATCAGAACGGAGATGCGTGGGGTAACACCGCCGTAGAGGTGTGCAACAACCTCAATGCGGAGTTCTCAATATCTGGCACTCCGCTAACCAACCTTCCGGTAATCACCAGCAGTTTGGCAATCAGCAGTGTTCAGGGCAGTCCGATTAACTATGAACTCACTGCGGACTATGCTGTCGGTTATGAGTGGGATCTGAGCTCGGTTCCCGGAATCACCACCGTCGAGGGAAACCCTCGCAAGTTGGTAGGTGGTTCGGGATTGACCTCGGCCACATACAACATTCCGGTAAAAGCCATCAACTACAACGGGGAGGACTCCGAGACTTTGGTCCTTACGGTATCCTCTCCCTCTTTCGCCAACACCAAGAGCGTCAACTTCAACAACAACGACTACCTCGGGGCCAACGCCGCACTGCTGGACGGAATTCTTGGCAGAGCCTCTAACGGCGCAGGTTCGGGAGATGCTTGGTCCGTATCCTTTTACTTCAAACCGGGTACTGCATCGAACGCAAATCAAACGATCCTCTATTTTGGGGCGCAAGACGTCGCCAACAACGGACAGCTGCAGATAAAATACAGCGGAGCATCAACCGCAGAGAACTTAGTTGTTCGGTACGGATCAAACAACAACAGACTAGAGCTTACCACTCCTGCATACTCGCTAACCTCTGGAACATGGCACCATGTTCTGGTTGTTTACGATGGGGGTACCACAGGATCATCCTCGGGATCTATCAACAGCTACTATGGGCGGTTCTCTGTTTACATCGATGGGGTGTCTCAATCCCTGTTGGGCAGTCAGCAGAACTACGGATACACCGGATCTATATCGGGGCAGAACTTTCGGGTAGGTAGGTGGAACAACGGACAGAGTCTAAGGAACAACTGCAGAGTTGATGAGCTTGCTATTTTTGAGGGGGACCAGTCTTCAGTAGTGGCAGACATTTATAACAGCGGGGTACCGTTTGACCTGTCGACCCTGACAGACCCTCCAGACCACTGGTGGAGGATGGGAGACGGAGATTCATACCCCAATCTACAGGACAACGGGACTCAAGCCAATTGTACTTTTGTCATGTACAACATGACATCAGCCGATATCGTCAACGACGTCCCCTAACGTATAGGATCACAGAATGGCCAACACTAATCTAAGATGGTCCCTAAACGAGGGACAAACAGGACTGACTGTGTTTGTCTGCCTCGACGGCAGTGACACGATCTCGAACGGATCTGGGGACTCCCTGTCGGAGGACACAAACCGGAAGGGTCTCTACTCAGCGACAGTTACAGAGGCCCTGAACGGGACCTTCTACTGTTATGTAGAGGACTCCGCTGGTACGGTGATTGCCACCGGGTGGGTGTACCTACAGGATGATACAGGGTCTTATACCGTATCTGCGGAGAGGGACCTGCAACTTTCAGACTTCGTAATTAACGATGAGTCGACGTACTATGAACCTGTATACAGGTCTCACGACAACACACAGGCGATATACTTTGAGTGGACTTCGTCTTCAGCTTCATTTACTTTGCAGTACAGTGTGAACGGAGCCGCGTTCTCGGCATCTGCCGACACTCCGTCTTTCGTACGGTCTACCGGCGACTCTCACGTATACTCAATACCCTACAACGGAAGTGAACGACCGACTTATGGGGTGCTCGAATACAAGGTGAGTGACGGGACAACGGCCCGAGTTATTCCGGTATTCATGACATCAGCAGCCACCCAGAGCAGCGTGGACACTGTCGATTCGAACGTAGATGCTATCCTCATCGACACCGGAACAACACTGCCCGCAACCCTGACCACCATCGAAGGCAAGGTTGATACTGTCGACACGGTAGTAGATGCTGTAAAGGTCAAGACCGACCAGTTGACGTTCACCGTCGCCAATCAGGTGGACTCAAACGCCTTGACAGGTGGGGGTGGGGACGACGCGGCGACGATCTATTCCTACTTCACCAGCGGAACCAACGAGGATGCCTTTAAGGCTGACGTCAGTTCTCTGGCAACTGCTGCAAACTTGGCCACTGTCGACACTGTTGTAGACTCCATCAAGGCCAAGACGGATCTCATTCCCGCGGGCTTTGGCACAGAGTGGGCCAACGTCTATAACGTACAGGTCACCGGCATCACAACAACAGTTGAGGCTGCCGCGGGCAAACACTCAGTTGCTGGAACTGTCATGATGTCCACGAACGCCTCACTGGTGGGCGGAGTCCTGACGGCGAAGAAGCCAAGCGACGACACAACGTTCCAGACCTACACCGTCACGACCTCAGCATCTGCTGACAACATCACTGGAGTTTCCTGATGTGGGTTTGGTGGCACTACTCGGCATTCGGCTCCGCGACGGTCATCGTACAGATCGGCCACGTGGGCGCCGTCGCCATGTACTCTAATCAGACGGTTGTGGGAATGGCCCAGTCTGGGGACGAAATTGACTTTTATAAGAACGGAGACCAACCGTGAGTTGTCTTGAGGTATTCCGAGTAAATGAGGCGTCTAGCTTCTCCCTGATGTATCGGGTGTATGTCGACGGGGTTGCCATGGTTCAGGCCGACGTATCGTCAATCGAATACGCGGTAATCAATGAGGGGACGAAGGCAGTCATCACCGCCCTAACTCCCCTGACTGTTGCGAACGTTGTCTACGACACATTGCAGACGGACGTTCGTTGGACTAAGGATAACGTGGGGTACAACTTCAAACATGACGTGGGCCACACTATTACAACTGACCCCGACGTCAGTTATCGGCTGGAGTACAAAGTGACTCTGGCCAGTGGATCAGAGTTCTGGCTGGACTCTGTTGTTGTCAACCTGAACGAAGTATACGGGAACTAATCATGAAGATTGAAGAAGCTGTTAAATGTCTGATCAACGCTGCGGAAGGTCGCAAGGCCAATCGCCGAGAGATTAAGGCTGCATGTCGACTGCTGGAGGAGCAGGTCGCGAAGCTGGAGTGTAAGCAGTGCGACAAGAAGAAACCTGCCAAGAAGGTAGAGCGTAAAGAACTGTGAGCGCCCCCACCGCCGGGGTATATTCCGCACAGCAGAAATACCAGAGTCGGAAGATTGAGGAAGCCTCAACCGTCTCTGGTATTCCTAAGCCTAAAGACCCGACTAGGCGAGCTTCGTGCGAAAGAGACCTGTCTCTGTTTCTCCGAACGTACTTCCCCCATTCAACGGGGCTGAAGCCGTTCAGCGATGACCACGAGACAGCTATCCTCAGGATGCAGTATGCAATCATCGAGGGGGGCGGTACTGTCCTTACGTGTTTCCCGCGTGGGTTTGGCAAGACCACGATCTCCGAGAATACTGCGATCTGGGCATCCCTGTACGGACACAAGAAGTTCATCCCGATCATCGGGGCGGACAAGGGTGCCGCTACAGATACGATTGCTAGCTTGAAGTTTGAGCTCACAGAGAACGATCTGATTGCTGAGGACTTCCCTGAGGTGGTTGTACCATTCAAGCACCTTGACAATAAGTCTCAGCGATGTGCAACCCAGAAGCTCGGAGGCGAGCTAACTTACGTTAAGTGGTCCGCCGAGGAGCTAGGGTTTGCGTGGGTTAAGGGTGATGACGGTGAGTACCTAAAGAACAGTGGAGCGATGTTCCGCTGTTTGGGTATCACCGGACGTATCCGTGGCATGAGTGTGAAGACTCCAGACGGTGAGAAGAAGCGTCCAGACTTCTTTATCCTCGACGACCCGCAGACCGATGAATCGGCGATGTCACCAACGCAGTGTGCGAAGCGAATGTCCATCTATCAGAAATCAGTCCTCCGCCTCGGTGGGCATAATAAGCTTCTGAGCGGTGTAATCAACGCGACCGTGATTGAGCCTGACGATATGGTTGACCAGCTTCTGAGTCAGGAGAAGCACCCTGAGGTTGAGGGCGTTAGGATTCCCATGTTGCGGACGATGTCTGACAATCATGAGGATCTGTGGATGGACTCATACGCTGAGTTGAGACGAACGTACAATCCAGAGGATCCCGGCGACCGTCGCCGAGCCATCAAGGATGCCAACGACTTCTATACCCGGAACCGCGAGGAGATGGATAAGGGGGCGGAGGCGACGTGGGTGCATTGTTACGCGGAGCTCGATGGTGAGGTATCCGCGATCCAGCACGCCTACAACATCTTGATTGACGATGGCCCATACGTCTTTGCTTCCGAGTGTCAGAATGAGCCTGTGTCTCGGAATCCAATGGGTATGGATTTCATGACTCCTGAGGAGATCTGCGAACATAGGGTGGGACGGCACAAGAAGCTCCCCAACAAAGTGGACGTTCTGGCGTTTCATATTGACGTCCAGAAGCGAGCACTGTACTACTGCATCAGTGGAGTCTCTGAGGACTTCTCGATGTACCCGATCGAATATGGGATGTACCCCGAGCAGAAGGGTGGCAAGCTTGGCTATGCCAACATCCGGTCTACCCTGCAACGCCGGTACAAGGGGATGAGCGATGAGATGGTTATCGAACGTGCTGTCGGTGATCTAGTGAAGACCCTGAAGACGAAGCGATTCGCCCGTGAGGATGGGGTGGTTCTGACTGCCGACGTAGGTCTGGTTGACGGAGGTTACCAGTCTGACGCGGTTCACAACGGTGTGCTTCAGTCAGGCCAGAGTGGAGTCTACGTTGCCTACGGTCGTGGGGTGAAAGCTGCGGATACCCCGATGATGCTGCTGAAGCGGTCATCAGGGGAGAAGCGGAGTAAGGACATGTTCGTCCCTTGGCGGATGATGGCTGACGCGAACCGAAGAGGGACCCGGTATGTGCTGTTCTGTTCAAACTCAGTTAAGACGTTCGTGCATCGTCGAATACGAACGGATATCGGTGAGAAGGGTTCCTTCCTCCTGCCTACGGGCGTCCACAAGGAATTCGCGGCACATATCAGTGGGAGTGAATCACCCACGGAAACTGAAGGACCATACGGAAAACTAATTGAGTGGGCTCCCGTTCCGGGCCGCCCCGACAACCACCTGTTCGATTGTCTGGTTGGGTCCGCCGTAGCGGCGTCCATTACCGGACGTGTTCGGTTCGGAGAGCCGATCGAAAAGCCCGTCACAAACCAAAAGAAAGTTTCGTACCTATGAGCAAGAAGAAAGCCACTAAGAAGAAGCCTGCCAAGAAAAAAGCCACCAAAGAGCCTGTACCTTGCGTCAGCACGGTCCCAATCCACTGCCCCCGCTGCGGTTGTTCCGACAGATCGAGGAAAACCGGCACCATTCGTAGGGACGTGAGCGGGTCCACTTCCAGTGGATTTGACTACACTCAGATCGCGTGGAGCTACGTAACCTGCATGGGATGCGAGAAAAATTACAGAATTATCGAGTATTTGGCCCCAACATCCCGCACCCGCGGGGTGAAGTCTGGGCAATAACCTTTTGAGCGAGGTACATTAAGCTATGAGTGAATCAATTTCTCAGTTGGAAGCTGACCTATCTGCCCTGAATTCTGCGATCCGGAGCGGGTTGCTGATGGTTCAGGTTGGTGGGCAGTTGACTCAATATCAGTCGCTGAAACAGATGCGTTCGGTCGCTTCCGACCTCGAACGCCAGATCGCTGACTGCAAGGGAATCGCGAGTCAGAAACCGCGAGTTTCCTCAATCAACACCAGTAGGGGCGTATAATAATGGCCAAGAAGCGAGCCAAAAAGAAGGCTGCCCCCAAGAAGAAGGCGTTCACCAGCGGGTATGACGCGGCCAATAGTTCAAACAAACGCCGTTCCTCCTCCTCAATCCTGAAACGGGAAGAGGATGTCCTGAAGGAACGAGCACGCCGATCCCTGATTGGGACGGGCCAGTACCTCTACCGGAACTTCAGCGTTGTCAGTTGGGCTGTCAAAAAGCATCTCGACTACAACACAATGTTCGATTTTCAGGCCCAGACTGACATTCCTGACCTGAACGAACAACTGGAAGGGCTGATGTCAGAGTGGTCTCTGCCCTTCAATTGTGACGCATCCGCACGTTTCACCTTCCAGCAGTTCCTCAGAGCCTCTGAGATGCGACGTGTTCTGGACGGCGACGTGTTCTGGATCAAACGCCGGGATGGCCGTCTAGGGGCCATTGAGGGTGATCTGATGCGGACTCCGGGCGAGGTATCAGACGGAGAGCGGTGGTACAATGGTGCCCGCGTGAACGTCGATGGCCGTCCGATTGCGTGGGGTCTCCACCGTCGGGAGGACTATGGCAACGTCGAGTTCCTACGGAAGATTCCAGCCCAGAACGTAATTCAGCTATGCCAGTTCGACCGGTTCGACCAGATCCGCGGTGTATCCCCCATGTCTGGGGCATTCAACGCATTTCAGGACTGCTATGAGGGCGTTGACTACGCTCTGGCTAAGATGAAGGTGGAACAGTTGTTCGCTATGGTCATCTACAGTTCCAACAGCAATGGAACTGGGGAGCATCTGCGGAATGGTGACGGGTCCTATGATGTCGATTTTGGCAAGGGGCCGGTTAAGCTGGAGATGGACGCGGACGATGATGCCAAGTTCTTACACTCAGATGGCACAAGTTATGCCACGCAGGACTTCGTGAATCTGGTCATCGGAATGGCTATCAAGAGCCTTGGGCTCCCCTTCAGCTTCTTTGACGAAGCACATACCAACTTCTTCGGCAGTCGTGCAGCATTCTTGCACTACGACCGAAGCTGTAAGGCTAACCGTTCGGTTCTGCTGGAGGCTCTCCGCCGAGTGACGGTATGGAAGATGCGACAGTGGATCCTCGAAGGTAGGCTGACGCTACCATCCGGGATGACTGTTTTGGATGTTGAGTATGAGTGGGTACACGCTGGAATGCCTTGGTGGGATCCATCGAAGGAGATTGACGGCGACATGAAGGCTATCTCCGCTGGACTGGACAACCCCTACCGGGTATGTCAGCGAGTCGGTACCGACTTCGAAGCAAACATCAAGAAGATTGCACAAGCCCGTGATTTCGCTGAATCTCTGAACGTTCCTCTCACATTTGGTGAGGTTGCTGAGCCGGTTGAATATGAAGAGGATGAGCCGGTTGAGGTGGAAGGGAACGAGGATGAAGAAATTGGAAATGAGGATGAAGAATGAGTGTTGATGCTGCCCCAAAAAGGTTCCGTGCTACGATCTCCCGCAACCCTGCCGGCCCTAAAGTCGAACGGGAAGGTGGGATGTTCGAGGCCGGTCTGATCCGGGATGTATCCCTGATCACAGTAGGCGAAGCCCTCGGCCATGAGATGTGGTGCGATGCCCTGTTCATCGAGACTGTGGCTCTGGCTGTGAATCAATCTCCCCGAGGAATCAAAGCTCGGTTCACCCATCCGGGTCTGAGTAGTGATGGGGTCGGCACGAAGCTTGGCAAGTTCGATAACGCACGTGTCGTTGGGGATCAGGTCATCGCTGATATGCACTTCCAGAAGGCCGCATCTAAAACCCCTGACGGCGGCGACCTCGCTGACTACGTCATGACACTTGCGGAAGAAACACCGGAGGACTTCGGTCTCTCTATCGTCTTCGATCACGACTTTGAGGCTTCTGACGACTTCTCCAGCACATGGGAGGACGGCAAGTCTCCAGATGAAGACAATGAATACAACTTTATGCACGCACGGCTGTGGAAGCTGTACGCTGCGGATGTTGTTGACTCACCAGCAGCCAACCCGAGTGGGTTGTTCAAGGCGGGTCAGGAAGCTGCCATCGAAGCTGATGGTTTGCTGTCGTATGCGTTGGGCATTTCGGACGTGAAGCCCTCGCAGTCGCTGTTCAACGTGGATAGTGATAGAGCGAAGCAGTTCTTCGCGAGGTTCTTATCACGTCATGGTCTATCCTTAATTAATGAGGAGGTTGCAATGAGTGAGGAAATCACTCCAGTTGAAGCTCCCGAGGTACAGGCTCCAGAAGGTCTGACGCGGGAAGATTTCAACGCCGAACTGGGTCGATACGTTGAGGCGTTCGGCTCTGAGCGTGGAACCGATTGGTTCCTTGGTGGTGTTGAGTTTGCTGCTGCACAGGCTCTGTGCATCGAAGCTCTGAGCGCCGAACTCTCCGAAGCTCGCGATCAGATCGCTGAACTGAACGAGAAAATTGAGTCTATCGCACTGGGCGAAGAAGACAGCGGAGTTGCCACTCCGGAAGTTCTCGAAGTTGAATCCGAAGTTCGTGGATTCGCTGGCAAAATCAACATTAAGTAAAGGGGTTTTGAACAATGGCTAATGATCTTCTTGCAGTAGCTGATTTCTTGGCTGATGCACTGGACGTGGACAAGACAGCAACGACAGAAGTACTGAACTCTGCACCGCTGGTTTCTCGTTTGCCTATCAGTGACACTGCCGATGGAAGCAGCACTCACAAGTACACGAAGTACACACAGGCTCCTGTTGTTGGCTTCCGTTCTGAGAATGCTGGTCGAGATTACGATCACTCTGTTGACACGGTCGTAAGTGTCAGCTGTTCTATCCTCGACTGGTCATGGCGTGTAGACCACGCAATCGCTCAGTCATGGCGACAGGGTCCACAGGACCTGATCGCTCGTGAAGGTCTGCGTCACCTTGGTGCTGCCCTTTACAAACTGGAACAGCAGATCATCTACGGTACAGATGCTACCCTCGGTGATTCTTCTGGTTTCGCTGGATTCCTGCAGTCTTCAGATCTGGACGCTGTCGCTGATGCCATGGTCATCGACGCTGGTGGTTCTTCTGTTGGTGCTCAGAACTCTGTCTACGCTGTTAAGGCTGGATTCAACGACGTTCGTCTGGTTTCTCCTGCATCTAACGGTTTGCAGGTAGGGGACACGATTGTAACAGAGGCGAATGATGCTAACTATCCCGTCTATTATACACCTGGAAACGCCCTGATGGGCCTCCAGCTGGGCGGAAAGTACAGCATCGGTCGTATCGCCAACCTGCACCCAAGTGACTCTGGTGCTCAGCTTGACGACGACAAGATCTCTGACCTCCTGAGCGCATTCCCAAGCGGAATGGCACCAGACTTCTTGGTCATGAACCGAGATCGCCTGAAGGAACTTCAGCAGTCACGTACTGCCACCAATCCTACTGGTGCTCCTGCTCCGTTCCCGAACTCTGCTTTCGGTGTACCTATCATCGTTACAGAAGCTCTGGTTAACTCTGAAGCTGTTGAAGCGTAAGTATGTCTGACGATCTATCTCCTCACGAACGTGCAATCCGCACAGGTCTCAACACAGCACGTCGCTACGGCGGCGTGCCTGTGACCTACACTCGCGGAGCCACTACACTGACAATCAGCAATGCTCTCCAGTCTACGACTGTTAAGGGGAACATTGAGGTTGGTGGTGAGGAGCAGGTTGTAGAGACACAGGAATGGTTAATTGCTGTAAACGATCTCGCCAGCCTCGGTACTCCCGAGGTTGGCGATATCATTGCCCGGAACATTCAGGGTACTGTTTATTCGTTTACAGTAGAGACGCTGGAGTTTGGCGACGTCGCTTGGGACTGGACCGACACCGGCAAAACACAGTTTGTCATCAACACTCGCAAGGACGGGGCTTCAGCCTACGAGGTATCGGAGCCGAACGGATTCGATCTTCAGGGCAACGAGTTGCGTTACTAATGGCTGACAGGAAGATACTCAAAGGGTACATCGAGGGTGCCAAGTTTGTTAAGAAGAAATTCGCCAAACTAACCCAGACCCAATCAAACCGTGCACTCTCTAAGGCATTGCTGGCAGGGAGCAGGATCGTTCGCGACAACGCACGTCTGAGAGTACCTACCAAGTGGAGACATCTTTCCAAAGCTATTGGGGCGTCACAGTCGAAGCAGAACATTCCGGGCGTTCCGAAATCTCTCCGACCCTCTAAGGTTGGTTGGTCAGTAGGAAAGAAAAAGGGGATCTGGTCTAAGAAGGCCAGAGCCGCTACCGGTAAGGGTCGCAAAGGCGGCTACGGTAAGGGTGTTGGAATTGGGCCTCGAAACATCAAGTGGTTTGTTCTCGGAACCAAACCACGTTTTACCGGGTTCCATCGGCAGACTGCTAATCAGAAGAAGACCGGTCAGGTAACTCGCAAGAGGAACAAGATCGGAGTTAGATATACAGGGCGGATTAGATCACACTGGGGACGACATCTCCGACCGATCTTTAGAAATGCTCTGAAGGCAACACAGAAGGAAGTCCTTAAGACCATCAAGGCTTCCGCAATCAAAGATTACAAGAAAATCCTCGCCAAGACGCGAGCTAAGAAAAAGGGTAAATAACAATGGCACAGATCAAAGGGAAGGGCACCATCTTTCAGGTGGACGTGGCTACTATCCTTACTGCCGTAGCTCAGCTAACAGACGTTTCTATGAGCGGGGCGGAAATCGAGACTTTCGATGCAACAACACTGGACCAGTCAGGTGCGGGCAAGACCCTCGGCCAAACTGGTTATTCTGAGTCCGGTGAACTGAGCATCTCAGGATTCTTCGATCCGGATAACGCACAACAGGCACAGCTTCTGGCGTACATCGAAACGCCTGCGGAGTTTGATGCCGCAATCACTTTCACAGACGCTACCCCAGCAACTTGGAACTTCGTCTGTGGTGGATGTTCATTCGACGTAACAGTATCCATGAACGACGCTGTTAAATTCTCTAGCACGATGCCACTGTCTGGTATCTCAACTGACTGGTAGGAGTAAATATGAAAGCCCGACTGCTTCATACTGTTCCCGCCTCCCCTAAAGCTGACCCTGCGTTGGTTATTGAGGAGAACGGAGTCAAGTACATTCCTGAAGGGACGGTCATCGACCATCCCGATGCGTACCGACTGGTACATGGTGGACATGCTGAGGCGGCAGACGATGAGTGTGCCGCCGCAGCCGCCAAGCTCGATCCCAAATCAAAGGGAGCGATGAGGGCTGCCCACGACCAGCTTATGCAACAACACAGGGATGCACAAGAAGAACTGTTGAACGAAATCTACGAAGAAGAACTGGAGGAAGGCGATGAGTAGTTTATCACGCGAAGCGTTCCTCCGACCTGCTAAGGTGAACGTTGTAGAGGTTCCCGTTCCGGAGTTGGGAGGCTCTGTCTTTGTTAAAGGCATGACAGCCAAAGACCGATCACGTTTCGAAACTCAGTTCCAGTTGAGCTCAGGTAAGAGCAATACTCGGAAGATGAAGGAGATCCGTGAGCGTCTGGTTATCGCATGTCTGTGCGACGAAGAAGGCGTCCTATTGCTACAGGACTCAGACGTTGACGCTGTGGGCTCTCAGCCCGCCGCTGTCATCGAACGTATCGTTGAGGCCGCCCAGAAGGTTTGCGGCATGAGCAACGATGACGTTGAGGATCTGGCAAAAAACTCCGGCGAGACCACCGCAGACTCTTAGCATTCCGTCTCGCACGTATGACTGGTGCACTCGACGTAGACGCTGTGCTGGATTCTATGACTCCAGCACAGTTTGATGAGTGGGCCGCCTACGATCAGGTTGAGCCTTTAATGCACTCAGAACGGGTGCTGGCTCTCCTGACCGTGATGGTTAACCAGTTCATGGGTGGGGAATACGAATCAATCGCTGACTCGGTTCATCCTTGGGACACTCAGGATAGCCGGAAGATGTCGGCAGCGGACTTTAAGAAAGAGGTGGGTGGTCGTGGCAAGCATGAATGACCTAGTCGTCAGCATTGGGGCTGACATTGGTAATCTTCGTAAAGACATGAAGCGGATGGAGATGGTTGTCTCCCGCTCATCGAAGAGAATGGGTAGGCTCTTTGGGTCTGCCTTTAAGCTGTCCCATCTGACAACACTTACCCGGAACTTGGCGGCTATGGGGAGGACGGCTGTTGCCGCCCTCTCCGGCCCCATCCAGTCATTCGCAGAGTTTGATACAACGCTGCGGATGGCGATGGTCCGTGCTGGTGGGATGCGTGGTCACTTCGAACGTATGAAGGCGATGGCCCTCGACCTCGGAAGTACCACATCCTTCACGGCAACACAGGTTGCAGAGTCCATGGTGCAACTGGCAACTGCCGGTTTCAACACGGATGAGATCGAGGCCATGCAGTCTCCGATCCTGTCTCTCGCACGTGCGACCGGTACGGATCTCCCCAACGCGGCTCAAGTGGCGGGATCGCTCATACGCCAGTTCCAATTGGACGCCAAAGAGACAACTCGCGTCGTTGATGCAATGACGTTCGCGTCCAACAACTCGATGTTGACGGTCGAGAAACTGGGAGAGGCTTTCCGGATCTTCGGGCCTGCTGCATCTGCTATGGGTGTTAGTCTGGAAGAGTCTGCCGCGGCGGCTATGCTCCTCGCTAATACTGGTGCGGCTGCCACCACGATTGGTACAGGTCTGCGACGTGTACTAAACACGACGGTTGCGGATGCTGAGGCACTGAGCAAAGTCTTCAAGGGTGCCAACTTCCTGAAGGATGGTAACTTCATCGGCCTGATCGCTGCCTTAAAGGAGATGAATCGGTCTATGGATCAGATGGCTCTCACCGGAACACAGCGGGTCGCTAAGCTCAAAGAGGCTTACAGTCTGCTCGGTGTTACCGCGGGAACCGTCCTGACCGGCAGTACCGATGAGATCTTAGAGAACTTCGAACGTATGTCTGCGGGCATCGAGGGGATGGCTGCGAGGTCTGCCCAGACAATTGATGCGGGTATCGGGGGATCCA